TATTATTATTTATTACGAAATCAATCATGTCACCCGCACTCATTCCCGACCATGCGGTGATGCCTGTGTTTGAAGCCTTGAATTGACCGCTAAGGCTTGGGTAGTCTGATCCAACAATTGTTGTAGTTGATGGATAATTGGCAAATGATGATTTCTTCACATCAAACTGTATCGAACCTGTTTGACCCGCAACGACATACCATTCCAATGCTTCGCAAGCATAGGGAATTAAACGATATCCTTTTTTTCCTATTGATATATTATCAGGAGTAGAATCTATGAATACAGAAAGAACATCCTCGCTTGGCCCTGTTGCACCCTGTGATCCTGTAGCACCTGTTGCACCAGTGGAACCTGTGATACCATTAGAACCTGTTGCACCAGTTGCACCAGTGGAACCTGTGATACCATTAGAACCTGTAGCACCAGTGGAACCTGTGATACCATTAGAACCTGTTGCACCTGTAGTACCTGTTGCACCAGTGGAACCTGTTGCACCTGTAGTACCTGTTGCACCAGTGGAACCTGTGATACCATTAGAACCTGTAGCACCTGTTGCACCAGTGGAACCTGTGATACCATTAGAACCTGTTGCACCTGTAGTACCTGTTGCACCAGTGGAACCTGTGATACCATTAGAACCTGTTGCACCTGTAGCACCTGTGATACCATTAGAACCTGTTGCACCAGTAGCACCATTAGAACCTGTAGCACCTGTTGCACCATTTGTTCCATTAGCACCTGTTGCACCCGTAGCACCACTTACTCCATTTGTTCCTGTCGCACCTTGAGGACCTTGAGGACCAAAAGGTTCAACCCAATAGGAAGATGTTCCGTCTGTAATATAAACAAAGATATTTCCGCTCGTGGTGTTGAACCACATATCACCGTATGTGGCTCCTGCTGGTGCTGTGGTTGATGAGGTGAAACTTATTGCACCTGAGATACCTTGAGGACCTGTAGCACCTGTAGCACCTGTGATACCATTAGAACCTGTGGTACCAGTAGCACCAGTAGAACCTGTGATACCATTAGAACCGGTTGCACCAGTGGAACCTGTAGCACCAGTTGCACCTGTGATACCATTAGAACCTGTTGCACCTGTTGAACCAGTTGCACCAGTAATACCATTAAAACCTGTTGACCCCGTAAAACCTTGCAACCAAACAAATCCTGATACACCTGTTATTGCTGTATATAAAAATCCAGTGTCTGTCTCATACCATCTGTCTCCAGGATTACTAATAATAGGAGCACCTTCTTCAGACGAGGCTTCCGTAAATATAGTTGTCCCTATGATTGGATTAATACCACCAGCAGATATAGTTACTTCTACATTCTTTCCTTTACGAACAACAGAAACACCACTACCAGTAAAATTAATATCATTTACTGATTTGAGTATTTGTGCTTTATTAAACTGAATACCAACAGCACCACCGCCACCAATTGCAGATAAATCCACAGATCCTTTTGCTGCAGAAATATTCTGAATTAATTTTTCTATCTTAGTGTAATCAAAACTAAGAGACTTTTTCTTTTCATCATAAACAATAGGATAACTTGCAGAGACAACTCCAGAAGATCCTGACTCACCAGTATCTCCCTTGTCTCCTTTGTCGCCCTTTACACCCGCAATTCCATTTGCTCCATCTTTACCAGGCTTTCCTGCAGCTCCTTTGCTACCAGTATTTCCCTTCTTGCCCTCTCGACCGGTCGCGCCAGTGGGTCCTGCTGAGCCATCAGATCCAGGAATTCCACGATCACCTTGTAGTCCTTGCGGACCAGGCTCACCTTTTTTACCATCCTTACCGTCTATACCATTGATACCATTAGTGCCATCTTTGCCATCGACACCATTCTTTCCATCAATTCCATTAACGCCAGCAACACCAGTTTCTCCACGCTCTCCCTGTTGTCCAGTTTCACCGCGTTCTCCCTGCGGTCCAATAGGACCAGCAAGACCAACTTCACCTGTGTCACCTTTTTCTCCACGGGATCCATCCGTGCCAGGCATTCCTTGATATCCATCCTGGCCTCTAGCTCCGCGCTGACCAGGAGTTCCTTCTTCTACAATTCTCTTTGTAATTGTTTTGTTTACTACAACTACATTAGGAGTTGGTTTTATTATCTCTGGTTCTGCATAAGAATCAAAACATTCCTGTATGAGTTTAGTAGAACCCTGTAAAGAAACAATACCGATTGGTGTTTCCACCAAAACACTGGACAATCCAAAACCAAGTTTAAAAGAATGTTGTGATTCTTTCGTAGACTCTGCTACTGTTACAATCGTTCCTAGTGGTAATCCAAATGCTTCCTGAACAAGAACAAACTTATCGCCAATGTTTGGTTTTCCAATAATAATCTTAGAAGAACCAGTGCGTGGTTCCTCTGGAATTTCGTTTTTGGAATAATCAAAAAAGCCCTTCATTACGGATGTAGAATTCTTTTCTTTGTTTTATTCTTTACAATCAATGATATAATTTTATTACCAGCAACAAACACTTGCTTTGCGCTAGAAATAATTTTATATTTTTCGGTTAATTCTATTTTCATCTAGTCACCTGTGCTGATGAATCAAATCTGCCATCGATTAATCGGACAACATTACCACCTGTTATTGACGCTATCTGTAAGTCATAGACAAACTTACCAATAGGCATATTTTTCATTCCTGTACCAGTTCCTGTGAGGAGTATTCCTCCAGTGAATCCAGTAACTCCTGCGGTGGAGCAATTAAGGGTGATTCCCCCATATCCTCCTGTCAACCCAACAGTAGCACCCCTAGGGCTTGATGTCCATACTGCAAGAACACCATCCATCTCATATGAACGGCGAACCTGCATCTTTGCGGTATAATTGGTGAGATCTACGGGAACTCCATCTTCATCCAAATATCGGATATGAAGGAAGAAATCAGAACCCTGCTCGGCTGGAATATCGTAATTTGCTGACATAGATTAGCTCCTAACTAATCTATTTAGTCAACGGCTAGATCGTTCTTTTTTCTTAAATGCTTTAGGTTTTTCTTTTTGAACCTTCTTGACTTCTTGTCGCTTTTCTATCTTCTGATCTACTTGCCTCTTCTGCAGCTCGACGATTCCACGTTCGTATTCCTTTAGGTTGTTCTTGACTCGTTCAATCTCTGATGCTGGCATTAGATTACGGTCTAGCAATGCCTTGCATGCATTGTATCCAATCTCAACTTTACCCGCATAGAAAGCAGTGCTTCCGATTTCATCAAGAATTCCATACTTGTATACATCATTATCAATAAACAGAATGTCTTCCTTTGGATATGGAATATCTGCTGCCATCTTAGCAAACAGATAACACAATGCTGGCTTACCATTCATGCGATAAATTCTAGCAATCTGATACAGAGGTTCTGCTCTGCTTGGTCTTGCAGCATACGCATCCAAGAATGCTTGTTGAATCTCAATCCAAGGTTTGTTTTGAAGAGCACGGCAGATTCCAATTCGGTATATTGAGTAGTAAGCTTCTTCTGGCCATCCACCCATTTCTACTCGTTTTACATATGCTGCTTCTGCTTTATCCCATTGGTGTGAGTCGAAGTAACTCTGTGCAAGATAGAACTGATATCGAATGTTAGTCGGTTCTGTTAGTAGCGCAGTTTCTAAAGCTTCAGCATCTCTTTTATATTTTTCAATTGGATCGATATCTTTGTTTCTTGCTCCAAGAGTACGAGCAACAACTCTATATTCACCCTCTAAACGATGAATGGTTGGAGTTTTTCCTTCTTCTACCGTTGGGTATTCATGAAGAATTCCAACATATCTCCAATTAGTATTGGCTTTGAATATCTGAGTTCTCCACCAAGAGAAATCCATTCTTCCCATAAGAACAGCATAACCATCTGCATCCTTAATTTGATTCTTTGGGAGCTTACCTTCTAGATAATCATCTGCATCAATCATGTAGATATAATCTGCTTTGCCGTTACAGAGTTCTAGTGCTTCTGTTCGATTATGTCCAAAGCTAACCCACGGACGCTCATGAAGCTCACCGGGAATGCCTTTTTCTGCAAAATAGTTTTTGATAAATTCTTGAGTTCCGTCTGTTGAACCAGTATCAACAATGACCCAGTAATCAATTTGGTCATAGATTGTATCAAAGCACTCTTTAATAATGTGAGTTTCATTCTTAACGATCATCGATAGGGTAAGTTTCATAATATATCTCCAGTGTATTTATCTCACAGAAAAGAACTTGTTTACAATACTTTCAATATAATCAAGGTGTTCATCTGTGATTACTGGACTCGTTCCCAAAAAGAAAGTACTTTGAGTTGCAATTGTGGCATTTGGATATGTTGTAATAGGATCTTCTTTAATGAACTCAGAATATGCTGGTTGTAATAAAACATTGCCACCAAAATAATTTCGTGTTTGAATTTTGTGTTCCTCTAAGAACATAGTAAAATCAGTTCTTTTGATGCCAGATTGTTGCTTTAGTGTAAGTGGGAATGCAAACCAAGCGGGATCACATTTTTCTGTTGCTTTTGGTAAAGTGAAGTGATCTGAATAATTTTGAAATATTTTTAATAGTCTACTGAAGTTGTATTTTCTTCGTTGGATAATCCAATCCAATTTTTCCAACTGAACTAAGCCCATAGATGCTTGTAATTCCAAAGGTTTTAGATTATATCCAATCTCGTTGTACACATATTTGTGATCAAATACTTCATTTGGTAATAAAGGCAACCAATTACTAAATCTTTTTTTACACATTCCATTTTTAAGACAACTGGCTGCTTTTCCAGAACAGTAACAAGCCCTTCCCCATTCCCGAAGACTTTTGAGAACAATTTCTTGTTCTTTTGTGTTACATGCAACAAATCCACCTTCACCCATTGTCATATGGTGTGCTGGATAAAAAGAACAAGATGCAAATTCACCAAATGATCCAAGTGGTTTTCCATCATAAGAACTACCAAGAGCATCACAGCAATCTTCTAAAAGAATTAATCCATACTTCTTAACAATAGACATAACGTCATCCATATTTGGAGAGTTTGCTAACACATGTGCAAAAATTAAAGCAGATGCACCCTGCTTTGCTGCTTCTTCTAATTGTTGAATGTCTAGGTTTAAAGTATCAAGTTCAATATCAATAAACACGGGCTCAAATCCGTTTTGAATAATTGGATTTATTGTTGTTGGAAAACCAGCGACAGGAGTGATTATCTTTGAACCAGGTTTTAATCCAAATAGATTTTTTGACTTTAACGCACTAATCATCAATAGATTGGCGCTAGAACCACTATTTGTTAAAATACCATATTGTTTTCCTAGCTTTGGTGAAAATTTATTTTCAAAACGAATACCGTCTTCACCCAATGCAAGCCAACCATCCAATAAGGTAGAAATAGTAGCAACGTACTCATCTTCCGTAAAATAAGAACCAGAATATTGAACCCAATCGATTCCGGGTTTCCAATCTTTCTTATTATCTTTTAATTTTAATCGTACTAGTTCTTGTATCTTTTGATTTATTAAATCATTATTAGTCAATTGAACCATTTGTAGATTCCTTTTGGATGCTTTGGTTTCCAGCCAATCGAATTAATTTTATCTGTATTTAGAGCATATCTAAGATCTTGTCCCCATCGGTTAGGAACAAATTGTATGCTACTTGCTGGATCCGCATTATACCATCCAATAATTTCTGTTACAACATCTATGTTTTTAATTCTATTACCGCTACCTACATTGTAGATGTCATTTTTCTTACCAGATTCAATAAGAGTCAAAATTGCTTCTGCATTATCTTTAACATAAATCCAATCACGAACATATGATCCATCTCCATGTAATGGAATTTTCTTTCCATCAACAACACATTTAATTGTTTTTGGAATTAGTTTCTCTTCATATTGTCTTTCGCCATAGTTATTAGAACTTCTAGTTATTAGAAAATCAATACCATATGTTCTATTATACGATAGAGTCAGTGCTTCTGCTGCTACTTTAGTTGCAGAATAAGGATTGCTTGGCTTTAAAACATCACTTTCAATAAATTCTCCATCTGACCTATCACCATAGACCTCATCTGTACTTATTTGTACAAATAAAGGTCTTTCATATGCATTCTTTCCTCTAATAATTTCTAGCAAATTATGAACACCAATTATATTGCTATGTACAAATGGTTTAGTGTCATTAATAGAATTGTCTACATGCGTTTCTGCCGCAAAATTAACTAAAACATCACACACCGGGAGATGTTCAATTTCACAAATATCACGATTTATATGTTTATAACTTGGATGTTCATCAAATGATAAAAATTTATTAGAACAATATCCCATAAAATCAATATCAAGAATAGAATAACCTTTAGAAAGACATAATTCAATAAAATGACTTCCTATAAATCCACGACCACCTGTTGTAATAATTTTCATAATAAAGCCTTTATTATTTTATCGACGGTTTCAAATGTTTTCGTCTTAGGTATATATCCATACGAAACAAGTTTAGAATTATCCAACCACATGTTTTTTATCTGCACAACTTTATGAAAGTCTGGTGGAGTAATAGATTCTATCTCACTAATTGAGTTTAGTTTTAAATTTGCATAATTTATTATGTCACCAATTGCCGTTGGTTCTGAATTGCTTATGTTTATGATTTCGTTTTTGGGGGCATTATCTAAACAACATTTTATGGCAGAACAACAGTCATCAACATCCATAAAATCTCGTACATTAGAACCACCATCATACAATTTAATAGGTTCATTTTTGTTTAATGATTCAATCATGTACTGGATAGCATTCTTTTTCTTAGAAGTTTTTTTGTCACCAACTCCAATTATATTAGTAAGTCTTAATATTCTATATGACATACCAAAGGTTTCACAATATGAAATCAATAGTTTTTCTGCAGCATATTTTGTTATAGAATAAAAACCAGTAGGATTGCAGTTTGATGTTTCTTTTGCAGGTAAATCGTTTGTTTTACCATAAACAAACCAAGAACTAATAAAGTTAAATGTTACTGGAACTTTTTCATTGGTTTTTCTACATTCCTCAAGTACCTGTATCAGCTTGGTTAAGTTAGTATTGATGTCTAAATATGGATCGGTAAAAACATTGTAATTGTCTACAGTGCTTATAAAATATAAAATATCACCAGACTGTGGTGAATTTTTATTGCGTGATATTACACAACAGTTGTCTTTATAGTTTTTTATAAACATCGATCCTATAAAACCAGAACCACCATAAATTGATATCATATATAATCCTCAACGTAATCAGTACACAAACCCAATATTTTTTTTGTTATTTTTTCGTTACTTAAAGTTACAGTCACCCCGGTCTCTAAAAATACATTAGGAAAACACCAAGGTATTCCTTTACTAGTAAGTGTAAATTTATCATTTTCGTGCCAAAAATAATTTAGATGTTTGATAATTGGAGCAGATATTGCGTTTAGATTTTTAAGGTGTACCCATAATTTATTTTTGTTCAACATCAACCAATTTTCATCAACTGGAATGCTTGGTTCATCATGACCTAAATATAGGCTTCCATCAACATACCAAAGATCAATTTCAACATCTATTCCTCTGTTTAATATATTATTAATATGATGTGGATTATTTTCTATATGAGGATTGGGTCCATGTATATTTCCTCTATGGGATATTATTTTCATATTTTATATCTCTGCATTGGTGTGTTGTCAATATCTTTTACACTTTTTGTTATCTGATATTGAATATTATTATTTAATGTTATAGGTAATTTACACTGTTTTGTCAAGTAATACTTTAATAATCCTTCAGCATGACTGATATTTGCATTGTATTTGATATACATCTCATTAATAAACTCATACATGCTAAGATATTTCATCATAGATTTATGATCACCATAAGCCATATGATCACAGAATCCTGCTTCAATATCACAATTTGGAGCATAATAATTACTGAAAAAATTATCAGGTATGGAAATTCCCTCATTAGGCATTTCAGGAATTTCTACATTTACATAATTTAAATCAAATCTAGTTCTAACAACAATATCATAGTAATTTTCTGGAATTAAATCTTTTGCATGATTTACTAAGTACCATTGGTTTCTAATTCTATTAGACGCTTCTACTCCCTGTGAAATAGCAAATCTATTTACATGGTAAATATCATCTTGTCTGTCTTGTTTTATTGTTTTACTTATTAAGTTTTTGTGGAAATCCCAATCAAGAACTTTAATAGATTTAAATTTGTGTGTAAATTTATTCAAATCCACTTTTATTGGATTAGATAAATCTATGATATCCCACATACAACAATATAAATCTGCATTTGGAAATGCTTTAAGCAAATGAAAATGTAATTGCTCACCCAAGTCAGAATAACTTCGAATGAATCCTGTAAAAATTATCGCTGTTTTCATTTTAAAATACAATAACCAAAACCATAATCATCTGGACAAATATTTGGATAAACTTCCCATTTATTAGGATCCAACACGTTTATTAAACTATGAGGACCTGGGTGTGCCGTTGTGTCATGAAACGCTACTACTCCCCCAGCAGCAAGAAGACTTGTATATTCCCAGTCATTCAACACTTGATTTATACTATGTTTGGCATCAATATGAATAAAATCTAAGTGCTCCACTCCAAAAGAGTTAATCCAAGAAATAACTGTATCACGATTATTAGAATCTTCTTTTATGGTTTTTACATTTTGGGAATTTAAAGAGGTTTTATCTTCTAAATCTACTCCAAAAAATATACCATCTTCTGGTACATTTCTAATAATAGTATATGTTGATGATGTTTCTTGGTTTCTGCATACACCTATTTCCAAAAAATATTTGGCTTTTTGTTTGCAAGCATTTATTGCTTGTTGTAAAGCATCATGATTACATTCATTGAATTCTGATGTCGTTGGTCTTTTTAATTTTTCTTTAAATGGAGAACCAAATCCAATAGGATCACATATATCATCTTTTTCCGAATGTGTTCTTATATCTGTTAATAGATCTTTTTGCCATTTCATGTTATTTCTTTCTTGCTTCAGTAACACAACCATCTTCTGTGTAAGAAATAATATAACCAAGTTGACTCAGCTTGGCTGTTATTTGTTTAACTTCAAGGGGAGAGCTGTGTGCATTACTCTCGAAAGAAATAAAATCTGGCAAAATATTAGGAATATTTTTGTAATATTCTAAGACACTATTCAATATTTTGCAATCATATCCCTCAGTATCTATTTTTAGTTCCTTGACTTTTCCAATATTGTATTGTTCCATTAATGATCTATAAGTATAGCAAGGAATCTTTTTCTGCTTAACAATACCAGCACTCATTAAATTTTGTGTAGGGAGAGATGCACGGTTTGGGTGATTATGCCATGTCCACGGGCATGAAAAATAATTTGTATGAAAATCATGCGGTTTTCCCACAGAATTACATCCCTTCATCCACACTCCTAAATTGTAACGATCTATATCTGCCTCTTCGACATAGAATACATCTAGTCCTTTTTCATCCTCGTCGGCAACAACTGCACCATTTATTTTTGTAACATTTGGTTTATTTGGAAGTTTATCTAAATACTCACTAATTGGTTCAACAGATAGACCGCGCTCATCTGTTGCCTTTTCTATGAGTGTATCAAAAAATGCTGTTCCAATTTCAATGAAATCATAATCTATCTTGCTTGTTTTATTTTTCTTACTCATTCTATTTTACCCCATTTTGTAATGGCAACATTATATTCTGTGCCATAAGTTTTATTTATTGCCTGTCTCATTGCAAGCGCACCATCTTTTGTTCCACCGGGGTGACCATGAACAGCACCACCAGCATTACCCAAATAATCCACACCAACTAGATTAGTTATTTTATCAACAAGACCTGGGTGTAATCCACAGCTCAAAGCAGGAACAGTATTTCCTGCGCGAAGCATTTTAATGCACTCTAATATTTCAGCTGGATCATCGTTACTATAGCCACCAACCATTCCGGTTTGTATTGTATCAACACCCATAAGTGTTGCAAGTTGACATATAACAACCCAACTAATACTAAATCGGTGATTAATATCGGTAATAACCTTTGCTCCACTGCTTTGGAAATGTATATACAGTGGTAGGTCTAATTTTCGGATGCTGTTATATGCACCATAACCACTCCAAACATTAATATGAACTCCATTACCGCCTAGAGAATGAATCATTTTTACGCGATCTACAAGTACATGGGGATCACAATTGATTGTGTGACAAAACACTACTTTTCTATTTTGTTTTGCCAAATAATTAGAAATCAATTCCACTCGTTTTTCTAATGGACAGAAATGTGGGTTTGACATGATCTCATCTTCTTTAATGAAATCAACGCCACCCTCAACCATTTCCTTTACCATATCAACAAGAGTATCTGGACTCATACCAATTTTTGGTTTAACAATTCCACCAAATAGTGGTTTTTCATATTGTCCTGTAAAAGATCTCATACCAGTGATACCAAATTTTGGCCCCCTGAAGTGCTTTGTCACACTATGTGGAAGATCCAATTTAATAAGTCTGCATTTTTGTACCAGATCAATATCTACATGTCCACCCATCAGTTGACATAATAAATGGCTAATACCATCTGTTTCCCAATCAGTGTTGATTATAGGAAATGCGATCTTTACTTCGCCAGAAGTTTTACTTTGTAATTCTTTTTCATCCGCAAGAATTACACAAGAATGGTTTCGAAATAGGTCTTCTGTTTCCCAACGATTTCTAACATTTGGGTTTCCTACACTCTGACCTATGGCAATATTCCAAGCAGCATCTCTTAGATTCTTATTTGATTCTAGGTTATATGTTGCTACAAAATACTTTTCATTATCAATTTCATGTTCATTCAAAAATAAATTCATAATTAATCCTCTATAATAACTTTATCACCTGGCACAGATGGAACTTTAATTACAACAACTAAGCAATCTTCAAGAAAAACAGGATCTGCTATCTCTCCTCGTTGAAAGACGAACACATCTCCTGCATTTATCTCTGTATTATTTATGAACATTTTTCCAGTTACCAAATAATTATATTCTTCTAGATGTTCATGCTTATGCTTTGGCCATTCCTCTCCCTTTGTGTGTTTTAAAATGCCAACTTCAAATGTTGCTGTTTTTAAAACCGCTGGTTCAAAATTACCAATAAACCAGCCACCCTTCATATCATTAATATTAAATACTTTCACTTTGTTTCTTCTTTCGTAAAAACTCTCTCAAATCATCTGGCGTGCCTACTGCATTGTGCTGACACTCTGGAATATGAAAGATACCAACGCTTTCGTTATTCTTTATCATATAATTATAAGAAGGACCAATATAAAACTCCCCATTTATTGCTCTGTCGTTATTAGAAATCATGGCTTCAGCACTGGAAACAAAAGACTTACCTCGTTTCCAGTAATGAACACCATTCAAAGAAATATTACTAATTACTTCTTTTTCTTTTATTTCTACTACATTTCCAGATTGATCTATTCTGGCATAACTGTTCTTTGATGTATTAGCGTAATATGTAACAATTGCGCCATCATATAAAGAATTACGAATTGATTTAATAAAATAATCACCATTCCACCACATAATTTGATCACAATTTGCAATGATTAATTCTTCATCATTGTTTACATATTCTTTTGCCAATAAACAAGTAGATGCTGGACCTTCTGTTAAATAATCAATCTCTTGGATAATACAATCTTTCACATTGGTTTCTAGAACACTTTTTATTTGTTCATACCCATCAGACTTCCTCAAAATAAAAATGTATCTACCCGAAACACCAAGTGATTCTATTGCCCATAGGATCATTGGTTTTTCGTCAATTTTTATAAGTGGCTTTGGATTTTTAAATCCTTCATCGGCAAAACGCTTACCAAGTCCACCAAGTGGAATAATAATATTCATTTTACTTCCTTTAGTTTAGTCTTAATATTTTCAATGAGTTCTTTCTCATATTCCCAATTTGGAGTCCAATTATACATCGTGTGTATAATTGGTAACCCAGTATCAATAACTAAATTTCTTTTAGTATTATTTCTGAATTTATTAATTGGAACCTCATCAAAATTATCAACATATAGGCTTCTATCTTGGAGAATGGTAACCCAATCTTTGGTTTTAATTCCAAATATATTATTACATAAGTAAGGATACTTTGTAGAATCCCGAATAATTTCCCTATTCTTTGGTTTCATTACCTTCTTAAAGTTTTTCAATATCTCATCGTTGATAATTTTAACTGCTTCGAAACTAACTCTAACTGGATGAATGCCTTTATAGTGATGATCAAATTCTGAGACTCTTTTGTAAAATGCATCAGAATCCCAACTTTGACTTTCCACGTTCAATGTTCTGTAGTCAGCACCATGATCACCTAATTTTAAATTAGCAAATATTGAGTATATTTTTTCTTGGACAGACGGTATATGATTTTCGATAAACAATTCTGTGGTTGGAATTCCATTTGATACTGCCCCTGTACAAAACACATCAGCATCAGTCATAGACTCAATTAGAGTAAAGAATCTATCCCAACCCGCAGAAGTCATAATTGAGTCTTCATCGTGTTTTACTGAATACTCATGCCCGTGATTTACGGCAGCTGCTAGTTTTGTCAAATAGTTAGTAGATGTTTTTGGAAACTGAGAAATAATAGTAACTTTATCCGAAAGTAAACCAACAATTTTTTTTGCGTATTCTTGTTCGATATCATCTACTAGAAGATAAAAATGAAAATTATCATAATTACATTTAGAGAGTTCTTCAGCATGAGCCTCCCATAGGGCAGGTCGGCGTGTTCCTAGACAAAATATTCCAATTTTTTTCATAATTTATTCCTGAATTTTGTAGAGTTCGTAACCTTCATTTTTATTTGGATCATCATCTGGATGGGGAGTTAAGTCTGATTCTGGTTTACTTTTTAAATATTTAACAACAGAATATGGATTTAATCTATAATTCCATTTTGTTTGACATCTATCTGCCCATTCTAAGTCTTCACCCATGCCCCAAGTAAGATTATTATTTTGTGGGTTTTCTAACATAAACTGTTTCTTACCACACCAATATGTACCGTTAATGTACATTTGTTTTGTTTTTGTATTATCATTGTAATTTGTAAATTCTAAAGGTCTATGTTGAGTAAACCAATCTCTATGTCTTCTTCCGTCATCAAGACGAACTGGTGTCATACAAACATCCCAATCATAGCCAAATTTATCAAACCCAGTAATCCAATTTTCGCACAATGCAACATAATCATGAGCAAGATATATGTTTTCAAACTGAGCATTTTGAACTATTAAATTTTTCTTAAGAGTTATCCAACCAGCTCTAATAGATTCTTCAAACATGATATGTTTGATGTTTATCTTTTTTTTATGTTTTTTATATAATTCTGTTACATCAATGTCGCTTGGACCTATTAATATAATTTCAAACTGATTGTTGTCTAACGTATCTTGATTTTTGATACTAGAAATAATCTGGTGTAAATATTGATTACTAGAATAACAGATTCCAAATGTCCACATTAATTATTACCAAACTTTCTAGATTTTATCATTTCACATTCAAACCCACCGGGGCTGACACCAATATTTATATAAGATCGAATACCAGTGCTGCATAAAGAATCAATCTGTTTAACATTAATTGTAGATAAATCATAGTTTTGATAAGTCAATATTAACTGAGAATGATCACCACCTTCGTATGTCGGATCATTTTTAAACATATCACAACGAGTTTTCCAAGAATTTAAAAAATCAATACTAGATTTTGTATTATTTGCATAAATCACAGAAGCATGTGGCGCAATTCCCTCTGCATCTCGTTTACCCAAACAAATGTCGCCGACAAACACAGTTAAATCTAATGGGCATATAAATTGACAATCTATATCAATCCAACATACTGGTTTTTTTTCTTTATACATCTTTTCAAGAATAAATGTTGGCTTATATAAAGTAACATGTTCATATGAATCATTAGCAAAAGATAAATGTTCAAACTCAAAATCATAATTCAATGATTTCATTTGTGATTCTAATCTATCGTGTGCCACTTTATAGTAGCTGGTTCCTACTTTATCGTACCAAAAAGAAATAAATTTCATAATTTAATATCATTAATTTTGTTAAATAACAAATCATCAGCACCAATCATATTTTGAACGCGGTTAAAATTATCTTGTACTGCATTAATTTTAGATTGATATAGTTCTGGTGTTAATGATTTGATGTCAAATGTATCATCAAGAACAATTATTCCATTCATATTAAAATGTTCACCAATATCAGGCGCTCCCCAATATATCGGAATAGTTCCTGTAGCAAAACAGTCAGTTACCTTTTCCGTAAAATATGTTGAATATGAATCATTCTCTATTACAATTTGAAACATATAATCATTAATTGCTTCGCTTTTGTCTGGCCAAGGAGAACTGTCGCTTCCTATTCTTCTAGAACCCAAAGCACCACCAAATAAATCAATATGATTTAAAAACTTCTCGGCATATTCGTGTCTAAGCAAATGTCCTTTTGTCATTTTCTTAGGAGAAGCAACCATAGAAACTAATTTAGTTTTTGGGAATATTTGTTGATTTTTACACCAAGGTAAATTGCTTCCTGCCATTGCATAATGGAATTTACTACTCTGGGAGCAATACTCTTTATCTGAAAAAAATAAAGCATCATATCCCTGTTCTAATATTTTAATGTTTCTAGGATCTGTGAAAATTTCTTTTTTGACTCCCCATTCATAAAATATAGAACGAGATTCACAAACCCATGCAACTTTCTTTTCTTCGGGTTTCTTTTGATAACTTAAACCAGCAGAAATAGCACCATCAATAAAAACTTTTATTGGGGTATCTGCTGTAGTCCATTTAAAATTCTTAGGAAGTAAATTAGAATTGGATGATAAATGGATATGAAAAGGCGCTCCATATGCTGTTATTAAATTCATCGTGTAACTTTCATAAAAGAATCACCGGGTGATTGCCACTCAATCAGTTGATCATTGTATCCCATGTTTTTCAATACTTCCTTCTTAGATGGCATATCAGATAATCCCATCATAAGTACTGTATTAGCGGTCTGAGCGCCTGGCCATTGGCAATATTCTTCTCCAAGAATAGCAATCTTTTTATCTTTGAGATACTTACCTAGGCAGTTCAAAAAAGTTTCATGGTCGAATAAATTGCCTTTTAGTGCTTTGATTTTTTGGCATTCGTCTATCCATGTTTTAAGAAACTGTAAAGTATCAATATTATAATTGAACCAAATAGGAGATGCTTTAATTCGTACTAAATTGTTTACATCAGTAGATGCAACTGCAATGTTTACACCCAAGGTAGTCAAATTTTCAAATGCAATAGGTGGTTTGCATATGTAAGTGTCGATATCTAACCACATGAGTGGTTTCTTGTGTTCCATTAGCTTTGAGTATATGAAGCTAGGTTTAATGAGGCAATTACTTTGGTAACTACCTTGCGACTCAAGATGTACCACATCATATGGCAAAGAAAAGCGAGTACATTCTTCAATGAATCGCTTTGCATGGTCGCTGTAGTATGTTCTATCGTCTACATCACAAAAATAACTTATCACTTGAGTTTGCATAATATAAAGATTACTTTCCGATATGATACTTGGGAATCAGTTCCCATTCCTTTTTTTCCTTATAAGGAATGATTTTCAACTGTGCAATACTCAGCTGATTGTCTTTGTATTTATCTGTCATTGGGGTGAGCAATCCCCATTCTGTCAGAAGTTTTACTATAGTATTTCGTCTTCCGATATCGCTTTCGCTGGTATCAGTCTCCAACCCATCAAGAGCTAAAAGCTCCTTGAAGTGAAGTATAACATATCTTCCCCGCTTGTGCAAAATATGGCAGCTTTGATATAGTTTTTTTTCTACACGAGAAGAGACACCAATGCGCGTGAGAGTTTCTTTGACTTTAAGAAAGTCATCCTCGTGCGCTAAACTGATTTCTACACCATAACCTTCAAAAATATCTTCCGTGTGTTCCATAGTAAAACCATTTCTATAATAATCTGACCCTTTCATTCCAGGCACAGATATGTAGAAAATGGCTACTTTTGAGTGCCACCTTTGAATGTCTGACTTCTGAGTAGTTCTATATCTTCTTTAGACAAAAGAGGTAGTACTTCCTTAGCTCGAATATGAGAATAATCATATGCAAGTTTTAGCATATCCAACAACTCGTTCTCTTCGTCTTTCAACCACTTGCTGTATCGCTTACGCTGACGCACAGACAGACGCAGGTAGTCGAAATGCATTCTCTTCCCAATAGAAGGAAGTTCATTCATCTGATTACATTGCATAACCGTATCCGGAAAGTACGACAAACACCGATTTATGATATACGGTGCATACTCCTTTTCATTGGGGTTGTTTTCCCCCTCCAATAGGCTTTCCTTTGAGTAATTGATTGCTGTCAGATAGTCTGTCAGTTTCATTTGAATTCACATCCCATCATCAGTTCTACAACACAAGCCATCAGATTGATCTCCTGATCTGCAACAAAAGCCGATTTGTATTGATACTCTGCTATAACTAGAATGGCATTTGGAATCGAAGCAGACTTCAGATGCTCATACAAGCCATCATACAGTTTTCGGAATATGTGTTGAGGATCGTTGTCTAGATTAGACACCACCCAAGAACGAACAGAACTGAAGTTCTTATCCTTCATATGAGTCATGAGATCCTTGACGCGCAGCTCTCCTGCTTCGCTCAAAATACCAATATCAATTGTTCCTGCAGCAGAATACCGCTGAAGTTCATTCAAAGTCCTCCTGAAGTCAGGAAAGTGCTTTATAATCAATTGTGGTAGTACCTTCTTGTCGAATGTAATCTTCTCTTTGTTGAGAATATACTCACAGCGAGACAAGAACTGCTTTGCCATCTCTGGCTTTTCCTTGACTGGAATATTGAAGTCGATACAAGTGCATCGAGAATGAATTGGCTCGATGATTCGATTCTTGTAGTTGCAAGTAATGATGAATCGGCAGTTCTTTGCAAATTCCTCAATCGCTCCACGAAGAGCTGGTTGAATGGACTGAGCATTTGAATAGTCAAACTCATCAAGAATTACTACTTTGGTATTGCTAGACAAAGAGATGGTGGAAGCAAACTGCCGAATCTTTGTTCGGAGTGTGTCGATATTACCATCCTCGGAGCAATTGATAATAATCCAATCCGCACCAAGCTCATTACATAAGGCACGAGCAACACTCGTCTTTCCCGTTCCTGCTTTGCCAGAAAGCAAAAGATTTGGACATTCGCCACTAGTAGCGATCTCCTTAAATGTCTTTTTAAGAGACAATGGGAGAACGCATTCATCAATGGTTTTTGGACGATATTTTTCTACAAATAGATTAATTTCACTCATAATAAATCTCCAATAAAAAAGGACGATTGGAAACCCAATCGTCCCTTTGAGACAAAGTTTCCTAGTTAAGCAGTATACGAACTAGAGGTTTCAAGTGCAACCCAATACTTCAAAGGAATATCCTTATGAGTAAATTGGCTAATAGAAGACTTGGCAATCTTAACTTCATATTCGCCAGTCATGAACTTGAGATTTTCAATGCGGAAATCGAACTTGAATGTTGCACTAGTTGAGCAGTCACCAAGAGATACAGTATAACTATTACACGTTGGATCCATCAAGTCACGAACAACTCCAATAATCTTATCACCATCTTCATTCTTGGTGATGGAAAGATGTGGAAGTTGCAAAACAGAAGATGCTCGAACGATTTCGTCGAATAGTGCCTCTGTTAGATCAAACGTGATCACAGCATCTGGCATAGTGATCTTCTTGGTGGGAACAGTCAGAAGTTTTGGTTCTGAATAATAATACTTAAGAATAGACTTGTTACTGCTACCACATAGTGTCAGAAACTTATTGTGGAATTCAAATTCCGGATCCTTGAATAGAGATACAGTTCCTAGGAACTTATTCATATCCCAGATGCCAAACTCAATATCAAAGATCTCTGATAGATTTGCTTCTGCCATAATGTTCTTAGCAGGAGCAACTGTTGCAATGCTACTTCCTGGCTTAACAAGAATGTTAGAATTGATTGAAGTAAAATTCTTAAAGATCGCCAGTGTTTGTTTTGAAATTTTCATAATGTTTTTAGTAGTTGTCATGTTTCATCCTCAGTTTCCATTTTATCCATAATATCTTCAATGTCAATAGTTCCATGCTTAAAATCATCCATAAGCCGACGAGTGTCGTGTCTATCTCCACGAGCTTTCTTCACTCTTGTCTTTTTCACAGTTCGGCGAAAGTCACTGTTATCCGGTTGTTTTCCTTTGTAGAAGTCCGACATTAAAAATCCTCGATGTTTTCCATTAAGCTTTTGAGTTTCTTTTCAATCATGTATGTCATAACCTTAGACTTAGAACCAACAATTGGTTTTTCAAATTCGCTGATGATCTTATCTTCAAGATCAGACGGGATACAAGACAGATCAATGACAGTTTTATTTCTGTCGTAGAATGGAAGTTCTTGAATGCGGTCATTCATGATATCATCCATTGCTTTAGACATGACTTTAGTTGTTAGTCTTGTTTGAGACTTATCAACATTAACAAACGTGTCATCGTCTGAAAGAATGTTTGGCACTCCATCAGAAACATCCCCGCGAATAATATGTTCTAAGAGAAACATCTTTGGATTCTCTGTCTTAATATAAGACTTCTTTAGTGGGCTATATTGAACAACATTGTCAAATATACCAAGCTGCATGAAGTCTTTGTCATTAGACAAAATTAGAATTTCTTCTAGCTTGTGATAATGCTTTGCCAACACAAAAACAATATCATCTGCTTCTGTGGTTTCAACAGTTATGCTTTTATATGGAAAGACTTCACGAATTTCTTCACGAATTTTATGAAGACTAGAATACACAGCATCCCAATCTATATCAGATTTCTTCTGATTGTTTTTTCGATTTTGCTTGTATTGTTGAAAGCTTTTCTTTCTCCAACAATTACTAGAATCGTTGCAGATTACAAGTTGTCCATACTTTCCACGAAATTCTGAATTGTATTTTCTGTAGGTATTGAGAACCATATGCCTAATGGCATCTTCATTTTT